TTTGTACTATTTCCCCATATTCAATAATAGAATCTTCAGGTATAGAAATATCAAAATTTTGATTTTTCATTTGCATGTAAAGACCTGAAAGTTGATTTGAGTCTTCACCTAATTCATTGTCTGCATTTAAAAAATCACTACTTTCTGCACTTATATCTAAAACTTCAACAGTTACAAGCCTAGAAACTGGACCCGAAACATCTGCCTTTACAATTAACGTTTGACCCTTAGAAACCTTGTTTGCATTGTCTCCTTCTAATTTAAAGAAAACCATATTGTCACTTGGTCTTACGTAATAAAAATTAGAGTATATAGTTTCATAGTTTCCTAAACTTGGTTTAACTACAAACTTATATCTTTCAGCCCAGTAAGGTGCTAAAGAATTAACAGCTACCTGTATATTATTCTGTTTATCACTATCTCCAGGTTCTATATAAACCGTATTTCTTTCTGAAACTAAAACAGTAGATGACCTTCCGTAATCGTCACTATAAACAATTCCTGTTTCATAATCTCTATTACTATGTAAACTACCTGTATTTGTTGTTGTACTAAACCCTCCTTCAGCACTAATAAACCTAAAGTATTCGTAAATATTAGTTGTTAAAGGAGTAGAGTCTATGTTTTGATACTGCATTGCAATAGTCTGTAAACTAAAGGTATTTACCCCAGGAGAAGCACCAGTAATTAAAAACCCCTGTTGAACGGTAGAACTTGTTATACTACTATTAATTTTATTAAAAACATAAGAAACCGCAGGAGATGATAGTTCATTATTAAAATAATCAGTTAAAGAATTTCCGTCTGCTGAGTCTGCAATAGGTTTAAAATTTGTATTTAGTATTGTACCTATAGCATCTTGAAACAAAGGACTACTAACAAAAGCATATGTTGAGCTATAGTCTGCATCTAAAGTTATATTTAAGTTTAGCGTAAATGAACTGTTTTTAAATTGATTATTTGCTATCCAAGCAGGGTTTGTAGACTGACCTGCGCCAACTACAGTAACTTGATTTTCAAGATTAAATGAAAAACTAATAAAAGAATTCTTTTTTAATTTACCAACGGTTGAAGATAAATCAAAAGTAACTTTATTGTTGTCATAAGTTTTGGTGTCTGCTGGATCAATAGTATAACTAAGACCTGAATTTAAACTAGCAAAAGGTAATTCTTCAGAAGAAATAATAGTGTTTATTATACTTGTGGTATAGTTTAAAGCAATATTAGTACCACCCGAATTACCACTAGTAAAATTATAGCCATCAACGTAGTTTCCATACATTAATCTGTTACCTTGAATAATTTGTGCTTTAGCAAACCTTGGAACATTATCGTATTGACGAAGTAATTCATCAGCTCCTATAACTGTGTAAATTTTACTGTTTGTAAAAACATATGACTGAACAGTATTATCTGGCCAACCATAATCTTTTTTTACAAATCTTTCAATTACATTTATATTATTTGAATTACTCTCTTTAAAAAGTAAATCTATTTGCACAACCCTACTGCTACCTGTTGAGTATTCAACATTTATACCATTGTATAAATTTTGCATACCTGAATTATTGTAATTTTTAGTATCAAACCTAAAAGGTTTAGTTGCAAATGCCGGTAAACTAAATAAAGATGTGGCGCTATATTGCCCATCTAAATATCGATACCTATAAGCAAAACAAAGAAATTTATTTTCAATATAATTTTCTCCACCAGGAACGTTTAATAAAGTGATTTTTGGAACCGCTAAAGGAACATTATTATTTACTATATTTTCAAACCCAGGGATTTTAACAATTACACTAATATCTTCTTCTATAATCTGATCAACATTGGCAATTGGTAATGGGTAATTTCTGTCAATATTTATATACCTTGGAGGATTAATGTCGTCTGTCCAAAATAATAAATCATCAAGCAAATTTATTCCAGTAATTAAATGTTTAGGGTCAAAATTTAAAAGGTCTTCAGTAACTATATGATAGTTAATTACTTGACTAGTAGTGTTATAAGAAACAACCATATCTACAATTCCACCAGCAGCCTCAAGATTTGTAGCGTCATGAATAAACCAATAAATAGTTTCCCTAACGCCGTCTTCATAAGCTCCAATACAGGTAGCATTAATACTTAATGGTTCACCGTTATAAGCTAAATATGTTAATCTTGAATTTCCTTTAGCATTTTCAACAGCGCCTATTTCAGTAGTTTCAGTTGAACCCAACCTTACATTTAGCGCGTCAATATATTCACCTGGAGGAAGAAGTCTTTCATCCACAGACTTATTCATTCTACCTGCAATAAAATTTGTTGTAACTATTGGCATATTATTTTATCCATTTATTCTGACCTCTCATGTTCTGTAAGAGTCTGCCAGGGTGCATATTACTTAATCTAATTTTAGCATTTCTTAGTAAAGATGATTTATCTTTTCTTGCTCTATTAACTACGTATTCTTGAACTGATAGTCTACCATTTAAAATTGAATATTTTACATAAGCGTAAATATACTCTTCAAACAATTTATTTAATTGAACATTAGCATCCACACCACCTTCCATACCGTCAGAAACATATTCTAAAACTACAGAGGCAGCATTAGAAATATTGCTAAAGTTAATAACTCCAGACTGTTTATCAATAGTAAACGTAGGATTCGCATTAGCTGTTTCAGTATTTAATCCAAAGCGAGCGCCTACAGAATAGTCAAAATACCAGTTGCCATCACAACAGTAACCCTCTGAACCATCAAACGAATTACCTGCGTTTAAATAAATACTTTTTGCAGTACCTCTAATTCTTTCTAAATCAAGCTCTGAATTTTGAGGTCTTAAAACATTTCCGTCTTGATCAAATAATATATTTGCATCTTGATCTTGAAGATAAGCTGATGACCAATTGGTTTGAATATTTTCCGTTAAAGGTTTTAAAACTCCATTTTCATTTACAGAAATTCTTACCCAATTTACATAATCTTGAGGAAGTATAAAGCGAAGTTGTAACGTAACATCTAATTGAAGGATTTTTATTTCCTTCATAGCATCGTAGTTTAATTCTTGAATACCTCTTTTCGCATGAAATAATATTTGATAACGTTCAATGTTATTTATTAATTCATGGTTTCCTTGATACATTAACATAAAATTATTAACTATGTCTGCCAAAGATATATATTGATATGACCCCCAGTTTGCATCTGTTGGAGTCGTTCCTGAGTTTTGGTAATATGCGTAATCGTTTATATATGCCATCTATCCTTGTGTTTGTTGTTCTGATTGTAATTCGGCTACTCCAAATTGATATACATCTGACTCTCTAATTTCTACTCCTACGTACTTACATATTTTTGCTATTAATGCAGGCTCATCAGATAAAGGTAACTCAAAATCTTGGTAATCATCTTGCGAAGCATTAAACACAGGTTCCCCTGCTGTTATTTCAATATAAGTCCATTTAGGGTCACGAGGATACCTTACGTACTGAGCCATTATTGTTCCAGGTGTTGTCAATGTATCTGGGTATACGTTTATTATGTTTCCGGAAATTGTTGCGGTAGCGTTACCTAAAACATACGCAGGATAACCTGTGGATGGGGATGTAAGTGGCGAAGAATTTAAATAAAATATTTTACTTTGATTTACTCTTTCTACCTCTACAATACCTTTATTATTTACAATTGTGTAGCTATCCCCGATTGTTTGTGCTACTCCAAATATATCAACAGACAAAGTTAGTTGAGTGTCAGTATCAACGCTAACAACATAGGCTGTTTGACCAGCGGTTGTACTTGTAGTGGACGTAGACGAAACAAGTTGTCCAGCTGTTACAGTAGTTGTAAAAGTGGCTGTAGTGTCCGTTAAAGTTAATGCTCCTGCTGCCGTTGTTGTTCCTGAAGTACTTACCGTAGGGTAATAATTAATCTTATTAATTAAGTAATAATTAGAAGGTAAATTAAATAAATTTATTCCAGGTGATGTTAAAGTTTGAGTCGCTGAAAAACTGTCTATTACTTCTACTAAACCCTTAGTAAGATCAGCATATCCGCTTCCAGAAACTCTTTGATTTTCTTTTGACAATTGGTCATTGTACGCGTAAAAATAGTCTTCAAAAATAGACATCTGAGCCTGTTGGCAATACAAATTAAAATCTTGTGGTGATATATATCCGTAGTTGTTTTTATTGACTATCGCTAATACGGTATTTCGTACTTCGTTTATTGGCATAATTAATTCTTTTTACAAAGATAGCAAAAAAAAAGAGG